TCGGAGTGCTGACGCAATTTCAGTACAAGGACGACTTCTTCGGGGAAAACAACGCCGCGCTTCGTCCTACAATGCAGTTGATCCATACACAAAATCAAGGCATTATCAACGGCGTTAAAAATTCAGCTTCCGTCCGGTTCTTGGCGAAGGTTGCGAATATGTTAAAGCCGGAAGATATTACGAAAGAGCGCAAGCGCTTCACGGCGGATAACCTTTCGGCGGATAATCAATCCGGAATGGTGATCTACGATAGCAAATTCGCGGACGTAAAGCCGATCGAAAGCAAGCCGTTCACCGTGAACGCCGCGCAGATGGCGCAAATCAACGAAAATGTATTTAACTATTTCGGAACGAACGCTAAAATCATTCAGAACAGCTATACCGAAGATGAATGGAACGCTTACTACGAAGGCAAGATCGAGCCTTTCGCGATCCAGCTTTCGCTGGTTATGTCAAATATGACCTATACACAGCGGGAATTATCCTTCGGGAATGCGATTACCTTTACAGCGAACAGGCTTCAATACGCAAGCAACAATACGAAGCTGAATATCAGCACACAATTATTTGACCGTGGCTTGCTCAACCGAAACGGCGTTATGGATATTTGGAATATGTCGCACGTCGAGGGTGGGGACAAGTATTATATTCGCAAAGAATACGCGGAAGTATCAGAGTTAGGAAAGGAGGTTACATCGAATGCCAGTAGTGAAGGGGCGGGAATACCGTCAAATGTTCCAGCCGTTGATGATCCCGCAGGGGACGGAGAACAAGAGGTTTGACACGGATTTTTACGTTGAGGGCTTCGCGACAACGTTTGATAAGCCGTATGTTATGTACGAATACGGCGGGATCAAATATTGCGAAGTGATCGACCGGAACGCCCTTGTGGGCGCTGACCTGTCCGACGTGATTATGCAGTTCGACCATTCCGGAATGGTATTCGCCCGAAACAAGATGGCAAAAAACAAGCCGCCTTCCCTGCTTTTGGAACCGCAGGACAGCGGCTTATTTATTGCCGCAAATTTGAGCCTTACGGAAGAGGCGAAGCGCCTTTATGCAAGCATCGACGCGGGGCTTATTTGCAAAATGTCGTGGGCGTTCACCGTATCGGAGGACGCATATAACAAGGACACGCACACAAGAACGATCTTGAAGATCAAGAAGGTTTACGACGTTTCGGCGGTATCTTATCCGGCGAACGCCGATACCGATATTTCGGCGCGTTCCTATTTCGACGGAGTGATCGAAAGAGAACAGCAGGAGCGGCTGGAGCGCCGGAAGCAAATTCTAAAAATCAAACTTATGATGGAGGTTTAACACAATGAGAATTAAAGAAATCGAAGCGCGCCTTGCGGCTATCAAGAAAGAGATTGAAGAGCGCGGCGACGCTATGAAAGCCGAGGAAATCGACGCGCTGGAGAAGGAAACGAAGGAGCTTACCGAAGAGCGCGCCGGACTGATCGCCGCCGCAGAGAAGCGCAACGGCATTCTGGACAATATCGCAAAGGGCGCGGGCATTGTTTCCCGTACCTTCGAGCAGAAGCAGGATAACGCCGATCCGGACGATCCTTTCGGCACGCCCGAATATCGTTCCGCGTGGCTGAAAAACCTTCGCCGCCTTCCCCTTACCGATGCAGAGAAGCGCGCATACGCGAACGCCAGCGGCACGGGCGCGGAGGTTGTGCCGACACAGACCGCGAACGAGATTATCAGCAAGGTAAAGAAACTTGCGCCGATGCTGAATGAAGTTACCCTTCTGCACGTCAAAGGCGCGGTGAAGTTCGCCGTTGAGGGTACGAACAACGACGCGGCAATCCATAAGGAAAACGCGGCTATCACGGCGGCGGCTGATACCCTTACCACCGTAACGCTGACCGGATACGAGATTATCAAGCTGGTTCAGATTTCCGATACCGTTATGACAATGAGCATTGCGGCTTTTGAAAGCTGGATCGTTGATATGCTTGCAGAGGCGATCGCCCGCAAGGTTGAAGATTTCTTCATTAACGGCACGGGTTCTTCCCAGCCGAAGGGCATTGACAAGGCAAACACTTGGGGAGCGGAAAACAGCGTTACCGTAACAAAAGCTGGTTCCCTTACCGCCGCAAACGTCCAGACGCTGATCGGGCTTCTGAACGCCGGATACGACCGTAACGCAAAATTCGCTATGAGCAAGAAAACCTTGTTCACCGATTTTATGCCGTTGCAGGACAACAGCAAGAACCATATTGTAACCGTGCAGGGCAACAAC